GATTGTAGTGTAAAGAAGTTGGTCTTTGATGAGAAGAGGTCCGTAAATGATTTCAGGGTGATTGGGGGTATGAGCGGTGATGATGCGATCGACCCCGGAGCCCCACCGACTTGTTGTTGTTTTGGCGCTGTGGCGGCGGTGGCAGGTGCAGCAGCGGCAATTCCATCGCCGGTGCCCCCACCACCTGCTTTCATCGATACCTTGGGTGTCTTATTCCGTGACCGATGTTTATGTTTTGACATTGGAATACTGTAACTATTAGTATTACAATAGATAATTTCTTGCGCCTACGCCTACACGTCGTTACTTGAACCTACCGCGGAACGCATTTTTCAACTTTCGCATTCCTTGACGCGCACCTTTCTTAAATTTCTCTCGGATTTTGAACCCTTCACCCAGCGGGTTATCAGGGTCTTCTTCTACGCTTACTGGTGCCATGATCGGTTCTTGAGCACTCCATTTACTAAATATTTCTTTAAATATCGTTTTTATGTATTTGACCTTTCTTTGAAACTCGGTGGTCGGCTTGCCGTCGCGATCTTCGTCATCGCTGTCGTCGCTGTCGCTGTTGCTGTCGTCGTCGCTGTCGTATGTGTCGCGGAGATCATACCCACCCGCTTTTCCGCGGTAGGCATTTGGTCCTTCTTTTACATAAGGCATATCCACTTTTTCGGAAACATCCAGATGAGCCGCGCTTTGTTTATAGGAAGTTGCCGCACCTGACGCACCAACCAGAGCGCCTGGATTATTAATGTCACGTTCAGCCCTTTCGGCCTTCTTTTTCATTTCAAACTCATGCTCTTTCTCTTTTTCTATCCCATCCTGATATGCTCCGAATGCGGATGTCAATATAACGATCGTCGCCATCAATACTAAAATCGCAATCGTTCGTAGTTCCATTTTTGTGTCGTCCGCCTGATACGAATGATTACTTAAATAAACGAATAATAAAAATAGTAGCGCAAATATGTCTATATTACGTTGATATAATATTTTATGAACCATGCGGTCGCCCACCAAAATAATAGGTAATCCCGTATAAATATCTCTTTTCATCAATACTGTTATACGTGTCGTCATCGTGCGGTAGTCTAAGAATGTTTTGATTGCCTGTTACAGTAGAAGATGAAGATGGGGCGGTAATGACAGCAATCTCATTCGGTAGTGGGTTTTTATCGAGTATTGTCGCATAAATACCTTTATCGGTTTCATACTTGATAATATCATAAGTCCGTTGAACAATCGCAAGATATCCAAGCATCATTCGTAATTCTTGTATGATTGATTCATCAACTCGAACGGTGTATAATAATGCCGCATCGTTCTTGGTTTGTTGGCGCATCATCGAGAGAATTTCATCGATACGTTTTCGAAATCCATAGACTTTACTATATACATTAAGATGCCGCTGCTTTAAAGCGTCGTTATTTTTATAACGTTCATCTGAATTTACGGATTGAAGTAGTTGGCTATATGTGCTATCGCTGCGATTATCACCGGCACTTCCTGAATTCAAAGGTTGAATATTTACCATTTTATCTGCGTTTGAATTTCCTGCGATGAGAGATTTATACGCAAATTTGTCCGGTACTTCTTCGGGGTTTGATATATCAGCGCCATCTTTATTCTTATCGGATAATGTGATTCGATCGCTTCTATTCGCTGTAATATCCGAAACTGTATTGAATAATAGTTCAGTATTAAACCGTGCGAGGCAACGCTTAATATCGATGATACGATTGTTGATATCATTATACATGAGCGTTTTCATATCACGAAAGTCGCCTTGTTTATACGTAGTCGTAGTGCCGTCACGAAATTTTCCCAATTTATCGAAACTTCGTTTCACCGGATTATAGACACATTCGATGAAATACTTTGCGCGTATCCCATCGTTACCACTACTATTGTTAGGTGTGCTATTATTCGAAAAATCGTATATCGAGTTGATTTGGGCGATTCGCGTTCCCCCAATCAATTCGTTACTTCCAAACATCGTAATACCGCCGATTCCGCTACCGATGGAGCACTGCTTGCTTTTGAAATATTTTTCACTAAAATCATTACTGTCCTCTTCTATGAATTTATTTGACCTCCTGTGATCTTTCCCAGAGTCATCTCCCTGAATGATTTTGGGCATGCCGAGAGAAAATCCTTCACGGGTTGATAATGAGACGCCATGAGTGAGTGTGTCTTTATCTTTAATGCCAGATGTCATCGAAAAATTAGCCGAGTCAGCATTATCGCTCCATAAAGATGACGCCAACATTTTTTGGACTTCGCCAAAATCACGATTATTTTCGGTGATCCATCGAAAACATTCACATGAAAGTATGATGACAAATAACAATACAAATAATGTATATTCGCGTACTACCAACAAAGTGACTAGACCGATGATTAATATAATTTTTAACAGAGCATACATCACATCGCTACGAATCACATTATGATACATCCATGATGTTATATACTGAATATAATAGTGAATATCCATATGATTATTACTACTATTATGCTAGATAATATAGACGACATTCAATACGTGGCATGTTATGACGCGTGATGTCGTGTATATTCGTTTGTCAAGCAAGTTATTGGTAAACCAGCGACGCGATCGACACGATATGTGTTTCTTACTTATTTTTCAGCTTATCGTTGATTTCCTTCACCAAGTCGACTTGTGGTTCAGCGCCTTCTTTGGTCTTCTTTTCACCGCTTTCGCAGTCATCGCCTTCGCACTTCTTTTCCTCCTTATTCATGGTCTCTTCACCTTCGAGAACTTCTTCTTCTCCCTGAACCGCCATGCCTTCAAAGCCATGATAGCCACTCATCGAAGCAATAATCGCGACAAACACAACTGCCAGTAAGCCGGCAGCAGTATGCTTCAAAGAAAGAAACACGACAGCAGCGACAAAGATAAGCTTGCCCAGAACGTTATTGTACAAAAACCCAAGAAGGTTAGGTTTAAGAACCATGATAACGATCACCACCAATAAAACACCTAAGGTGAGTTCTTTGTTAAATTTCATTATTTTCGTCTTATATACATAACAAATATATTTTTCGTATATAACTGGAAGAATCTTCACGAATTAAAATCTCATTTTTTTATAGGAGATTATGACATCTTTAGGTTTTTCGGAATACGCCGAAAGTAATAGTAATAACAGCGAACCAAAGAATAATATTCGCAGAAATGGCGGCGTTGGAGGTCGCCAAAATCGCACCCTAAAGATTCCGCGAAACCAAGAATTATCGCATACTTCGAATGAAACACCAACTAATCCGAATGAGTTGTCGGCTGTCGCAGGCAAAAAAATAAAGCAGATCAAGGATTATATCGAGAATATCCATCGTAAAGGTGGAGAAGACAGCGAAGAAGACCAGGATGATGCTTCATCGATACTTCCGGCGTATCCAGCCCAAGGAATGGGTATTTATGCGACGAATGTATCACATTCTGGCATTATTCGAGGCGCGGAGACTGTATCTAGCAAAAACGCCCCACCCCAAGTGGTTCGCAAAACTACTCAAATGAATTCCCTAAATCCGTCATCTTCTTATTCATCAACATTATTAGAAGGAATGGAACCCGCGAATACGAATACTCCGTATTTCGAAAAACTGACAGGGATTTCCGGTGCGCCTAAAAAGGATGCGGCGGCGAATAACGTGTCCGCATTTAGCACAAATCCTAAAACAAGCATATACGCGAAAGATTATTATGAACAATTTGTTCCGTATGCTGAAACGCTTGCGAATCAACTTGCCGGAGGATCCAACAGCAGCAGCGGCGGCAGCGGCGGTAATACGAATATGTCAGGAACAAATGCCGCACTCATCGAAAAGCTGAATTACATTATTCATATGCTTGAAGAGAAGAAAGATGAGAAGACCGGTCATGTTATCGAAGAACTTGTATTGTATTGCTTTTTAGGCATTTTCATTATATTTGTCGTAGATACATTTACACATGCTGCTGCCGGAAGTGTCGGTAGTGGTGGTCCTGGAAGTAGAGGCGGTATGTTTGGTGGTCGTCGGGCAAGCACCCTATATTATCGAAGATAATCAACAAACTGGATTGTTTACCATTATCTAGACAGCAGCGCAATTACACCATCAGAATATCTTTACACAACGTCTCCTCGTGTATAATGGCATTATATAGAATGTAATACCATTTATCCTGTGATATTAATGGCCATGATAACGATTCTTTTGCTACCAAATGGTCGATGATGCGATAGTTATGGGCGATTGTATCAATCATAACCGCTCCATAACCGCTCTTGCCGTTTTTCAACATTTCAATACTACATAGACGTTGAAATCCAGTAAGAAAATCAGAAGCTTCACAAAGCGATTTATGCTGTATCGACGAAATCAATCGTATAACAGTATGCCCGGAAGCCGATGACGACGGAAATGGCGCAGACAGGTCTTTTCCGTTTGTATTCGTGTTTGGCGGCACCGAGGAGATACGTTTTCCGAACGCGTCGTATTTTGGCGGAATAACCGGAGGCAAATACTTCACAAGAGCTGTGGATGTTTTTGATACATGATCATGAAGATCGGATATTCGATTTCCTTTTGTTCGTTTTTTCTTATTTGGGGCAGCAGTCTTTAATAAACGATCTATTGTAGTCGAATCATTCAGAAGAAGGCGCGGCATCACTGATCGTGTAAATACATATACCGCGATAACGCGAACTTCGTTTAATATCAACATGTAGATCCGATATAATTTATGATCGACGAGAGATTGAAGTTGTGTCAATTCATTCAGGATACAACATCGAAAATCTCTCGTGCTTTCATTTACAAACGAATAAAAAAGGGCGAAATTCGCAGACGACACAGGAACGATTGTGATTCCGCTCCGAATGATAGAATTCTGTATTGATTGTGGAGGCGCCGACGGCGGCGGCGTAAATACATAGGAATACACTGTCGAAAAGGGAATTACAAACCAGGGAATTTCGTTATAACGGTATAATGTTTGTTCGCCAGCAATCTCTCGCGACTTTTGAATATACTCGGTCGTTTCAACGAGTTCTAGAGATTCGCGTTCAATCATCGTGTATTTATTCCACGCAAGATACTCTGACATATAAATCGATACAGACCGATACGATGACGTAGCAATCGACGAATCAAAGGATATCATAATACGTGGTGTGAGCACCGATACACCTTTTATACTGCGATCACTCGATGTCGCTGTCGCTGTCATGGCCTTATCCACAAAAACGCCGATGAATGCTGAGAGACCAAACGTGTCCTGCGAGAGAAGAAGACGAAGCGTATCGCTGGAATCGCATGCGATAAGACCCGCATTTTTATGAACGATTCCGCCGCCGCTGCCGCCATTATTGGTTCCTTGTTGTTGTAATAGCTGAGATATTCTCTCGAACGGGGGAGGCGAATCTTCATCATTACCACGATATACTCGAACTGTGTCATGATTTACGTGATGTAAAAATGGATAAACTACCGCGTTATAACAACGTGTGCCGAGAGATAATGGATTCATAATACTTGTTGGATGCCGTCCGACGCCGCCGCCGCCGCCGCCGCGAAAAAAACGCTGAACGGTAAATCGAAATGTGAGAGGTTGTTCATACCAATATAAGTATTTGAATTTCAAGACACACACGCACAATATTAGACCGACGACGAAAACAACAATAATATAATGAAAGAATAGCGGCGGGATCGCTCTCGCCACGACTTCCGCGAGTTCATTCATTATATTACAAGGATAAAAATGTGAGTGCGCGGTTTACGCGACCTTCTTTAAGATATAAAGATACTGATATTCGTTAAGAACATGAACCAAATCCACTTGGCCAGTCACAGTAAAACCGACCTCTTTGGCGATTTCCAACATCTCTCGATTCGTCGGCATATAATAGGTGTGAATATTCTCTCGAACCTTCCCGGTTTTATCGTCGATGATTTTTTCGACGAACTTACCGATATTTTTATCGCCGGTGTTTCGTTTCTGGCTTCCTTTCGCGTTGGCATTCTTGGTTGGCGGTGGTGGCGTAAAATCCGATTTGTATTGAAAGCTGCGGAACTTGACGACTGAATTCGTGATGCGTTCCTTTGCATAATTCTGCGGCGAAACGATGAACAAAGGTTTTCCACCAGGAACGATCGGGTCGAAATGATTACGATCGACGAGATGAATAATGAGGTATCCTTCTGGTTTCAACCATTGATAACAATTACGAAAGAATGCGCGTTTATCTTTCACGTAATAGACGGTAAAGTAAAAACAAGTCAACACATTAAACTCTTCTTCACTAAATAACATCGGTTTCATAAAATCACCCTTGATGAATTTACATGTTGGATACAAATCTCTCGCATTTTGAAGCATCGCATCTGAATTATCGCACCCAATAACATTAGTCACACCTCTTTTCCTGAGCTGATGGACGTGATGTCCGCGACCACAACCGATATCACACACTTTAAAATTCTTCTTGTCGGCGTCGGACCCATTAAGTGCTCCGGTAATATGTATTACCTCATCTGCTTCGGCTTCGATTTTGTTCGGTTGTATGAAGAGTTCATCATAGATATCCGCATAAAAATTGTCGAAAAGTGTGTTATTATCATACACCTTATATTTCTCTCGCTGCTCGAATCCTTCCACATGAAGCGATAAATCGCGCTTAATGAAACAGAAAATCATAAGTAAAATAAAGAGGAATGTTAATATTTCCCATCGTGTGATGGAACGAATATAATCCGAAAATGATCTATATAAAGAAGTCATATCTACTAGTATTTCGTTACAAAATATATTATCGTTATTCTCGCGTGAAAAAAAACGGTTGTCATACTAATACGATCATATACGTCTTCGCGTGTTTCGATAAAATGTCCGACCCAAATGAAATAAATGATATCAGAGGAGAAAGCGACTTTCGCGGTATCACCTTTTCATCATATAAAAAAACAGATGTGCGCAAAGAACTCCTGAATAGTCTATCCAGCTCTAAAATCGAACCCGCGTGTTATTGGAGTGCGGAACTTGTATGTTCTGGTCACTATCTTGAACTATGGGATATTATTATCACGTTTATGAGCAAATATATTCATTTAGCAAGCCCTAAACTACCTCTGTATATTGAAATGCGATATGAGAGTTTTAAATCGATTATATCCAACGGTTATACGGGAAATGAACTCCGGTTGCGAAATCACCCAAAAATGCGGTCGCTTTTCGCGGAAATAGTGTGTGTTCTGGCGAATTCGAAGCGCCAACACAAATACGACAGTGTAAAAATAAAGAAGAAGGAAGAATATGATATTGCGACGATGTCTCAACGTCTGAAAGCCCCGCGTGTAGATTATGCGCAGGATTTTTTTCGAGAGAGAGACCCGAAAGAGATATTCATCGCGATGAACGAATTCGCATATCATATCTCTCGTGACTCCAAAAACACATGTTTAGCATGTTATTGGGTTGAATGGATTGTCGAGTTTGAAACAATCTGTAAGGCGAAGAAAGAAACGTGTCGTTGTGAGAGACGGTCACACATACCAGTCGATGACAAGCTTCAATTTGATCCAATTTGGATGATATGGGATATGATCATCGCACGAAGTGCCGATTCGGAAGAATATTCACCACTTACTCCGAAAATTGTGACAAGTCTTTTACGCCTATATTGTATTCGTTTTACACCGGGTGTTCGAAAAAAACGGCGTTACCTTATCTATTTTGCGATATCACTTTTAACAACCGAATATGATAGTAAAGTTGAGATGATAAATGATCGTCTCATGATAGAAACAGCGGTTGCGAATATTAACTCAGTATATAAACAGATCAAGCAACATGAAATTAGCCCGGATACAGACTATCTCTTTTCGTCTGCTGGATATGCTGGTGATAAAAATGGAGATTTAGAACGCACAATTAAACGTCTTGAAGCGCTGAATTCGATGAATACCATCGTGCGAAAAAAAGACGATGAACCGCCGCAAAAAATGAACGACCCTAAGAAATATAGTCCATACGAGTAGAGAGATTTTTATGTATCTGCGTATAGTATAGTATTAGTATTAGTATAGTATATAAACGCGAGACTGAAATGTCATTACCAACATTTAAATTTACAAAATTCGGCGCACCAACAAATAATGAAAGCATAAATAGTGGGTTGTCTGTTTCTTCAAAAATGCAGAAATCAGGTATTATCTCAACAATCAAAGAAAAAGCCCAAGATACATTTAAAGATATGAATATGCCCGAAATATCTCTCGATTCGGGACAACAAGAGTCGTCGGACGACGGGGAAAGTTTCTTTTCAATTTGGACGCTGGTGAAGTTGGCGATTGTATTTGTTATTGTATGGTTCATGTGGAGCAGTCTCTCAACAAATCCCGACTTCTATTTAGGAATGGGTGAATTTGGAGAGAAGATAAACTCATTTTTTAAATCGATGGAGGAAAAAGGCCGAGAGTTCATCTCTCGATACACGAATATCGAAGTTTCCCCAAGTTCATCTGATTATGCACGAGCCGACGACGATAGTGATAGCGACAGCAGCGATGATGAATCGAATGTCGTGAAAGAACGAAAACGATCTAATCATTATCCGAAAGCGGCTTACCGCCCACCGGTTCCGCCCGACGCAACAAACAGTAGCGATAAAAAACCAGGATTCTTAACCGACGACTCAAAATATACGTTTTTAGATAAAGCGGATCGAGCATATACTGGCCCATCTCCACGTGCCGACGATAGTACGAGTGTTACACAAAAACATCAAAGCGGAAAAGGTGGTTACTGTTATATAGGGGAAGACCGCGGATTTCGTAGTTGTGTAAAGGTTGATGCTAGTGACAAATGTATGTCGGGAGAAGTTTATTCACGCCAGGATATTTGTATTGACCCAACGCTGAGAGAATAAATAATCATAATGAGATGATACGTAATGAGGTCATACGTATCGATATTATTATTATAAAGATAAATATTTAATTTCCGGAGCATATGAAAATGTTTCGCTTGTTTGTTGTTGTCCGTTCTGATAAACAAGCGTAATGCTGATACTATATTGGGTTCCAACAATAATAATTTCAGAACCGGCGTTCGTCGCAGGAATAAGAATCTTATGTTGGCCTGAACCGGCAATTGGTTGATTATCACTAGATACAAATGTTGAATATGATGCGTTCAAACCATTTACCCGAACGAATAAAATTGGATTTGAGTTCTGCCATTGCGTATTGATTGAAAACGTCATTTCAGCATATAACAAACCAGATGTTGTATAATAACCTTCAATATTAAAGATAGCAGCATTTGCCGATGACGGGTTAATCGTTAACAATATACGTGCGCTTTCATTACTCGTGAGATAACCATTATATGTTTCCATAATAATTGAGTATGATCCATCTACTAAGTATGCTGTATTTAAAATGCTTATATTTTCGCTGTATGATGTTCTTGTATCTGTCGAAGATATGTTATATGGATAGGTAACAACAGAACCTATCGACGAAGGTGGTGTAATCGTAATATTATAATATTTGATGATGGTTCCACCTGTGTCTGGTTTATTCCACGTAATATTAATATAATTTCGTGAAATATCTGTGATTGTTGGGGGTAACAGACCATACTTTGATGATAATGCTATGTTTGTTGGAGCACCTGGCTTCATAAGTGTTCTCGCGCTAATGATCGCGGATTCAGGTCCGACGCCTACACTATTGATTGGCTCTATTTTGATCTGATACTTGCTTTCATTAAATAGATTACGCAAAATATATCGTCGTGACTGACTATCTACTGATGGTATAATAACATTCGATGTAGTAAGAGTTATTTTCGTCCATATTGTTTCTGGAACCTTCCTATAATATAAATTATATCCGATAATTGGTGGACCATTATAGGAAGAAATGGTTCCTGCTGCTGTCGCAACCCCACTAGCACTACTACCGGCCGCGCCTCCACTATTTCCAGTATTTGACGGATCTGTCCATTTCAAATCCACCATTAAATTTTCACGTTCATCTGCTGTATTTGTAAATCCAAAATCATTAATGATGGATGGCACCGATGATGTTTTCAAAGTAATGGTTGCAGGAACACTCGATAATCCTCGCTCATTCCCTGAAAATACTGACAAATAATATACAGTATTATCTAAGATTTCGATAGAACCAGGTATTCTTTCAAATACAACCGAATTTTCGTTGATTTCACCACTTACCGCATTAAATGTTGGGACAACGCCTGATGGTGGTTTGTATGGAAAGACACTTTTATACGGTTTCCATGTTTTGTTATTTGTCGAATACGTAATAACATAACCTGTAATCGGAAGCCCACCGTTTGAGTTCGGCGCATCCCATGTAAGTGTGACACGCTTATTCACATTATCATAATTGCTTATTCGTAAATTGGTCGGTTCAGTTAAAATAGTTGTTGGTATATTCAACGTGAGCTGATCACCCGCTTCGTATTGATACGTGCGTTTGTAATTATATAAATTGATAGATGGGTCATAACATAATAAACGTTCGGGTCCAGGCACACCACATGCGCTAGTAAGCCCACATAATATTCGGTTATTCGCGGCGGACGGCGGACAAATTAACGCGAATGGACTAGTGGTATCCGTTGTATATCTGGCCGAGTTTCCGATATTCCGCATAAGCTCACCGCGCGCAGCTTTCGCGTATTTTTGAGTTTTGGTAAGCCCTCCAACATTTTTATTATATTTCAGGATTTCAGCTTTACGCCTCATATCATATACTTTATCCACTTGCGTTCCGGTAAGAGGCAGTCCGGTTATACTATTTACCAAATTTGAAGAACGACATTCCGGCTTGAAACGCGTCCAAAATTGACGATTGTATGGGTTTGTATAAAAAAGATTCGTGTTACAATTAATAACTGCTGGCGTGATCTCAAATACATTTACGTCGAAGATTGCTATTTTTTGATTGAAGTTTGTAGTTGACGCCTGAGTGACCGTTATTGTAGCTCTACCTGAACCATTCATAAATGCTGTGTATACAGTAGACGCACCAGTTCCGGTTACACGCAAACTCAATAAATATTCGTTGGATGAACTGAATGTAATGATCCCTCCCGATTCTTTATTTGTCGTCTCTGGTGGAATTAATATGAATGAACCTTCCGACGTCATTTTATTGAGGTCAGGCAATCTATAAATTGTAGCGGGATCTTCGGTATTATTTTCAGGAATCTGATTGGCGAATCTTGGTGTCGATTTTTTGATAATAAGATTTATTGTATTGGCATAACCAATCATGTCGCCGATTCGCTGATTCGACCGTTTATAGACGGATGTTTCTTCTTGAAGAAATTTAATAGATATTGGGTTGAACTGAGTTGTTGTTGTCTGAGTGCTTTTTTTAAATGTGATTCGATTGCCAGATATTTGTATATATTCACCACTTAGGTCAAACGTTCGGGGCAAAGTAAGATTTAAATAATATTGAATATCGCCATAATCAGGTTCGCCTGTATATATATTTTTACGCGTAGTTCTTGCGAAATCAGGAAAATTCAAAACAACACTACCATCAAGCCATTCGCGAACAATATTTCCACTACTATCTGGTATCGAATTTGACTTAGTTCTTCCTATACCAGTAAATGGTGTATTCAAACTAATATCGGTTGCTGACTTTATAATTGTAAGTGGAATAAAAATAGATTTTTCTAAGAAAACATCCACACCATTTATTGTTTTTTTAGCTTGGCTCATTTCCATACGTATCGTGGTTGAATCCTGACCATATCGAACCCCGCCTAAGTTGTCATATACACCATTAATAAGAAGAGCATTACGATACGGTAATCGAATATTTTCCGCACCGGGGTTTTTATACAATCCATTTGGGTTCGGAGAATTCGCTGGATCACCTGATGCTTGTGGAATGACATAATAATCTCTGTCGAATCGCTCAACCGAAACCGCGTAATTATTTGTCGGAAATGAAAACCGGATAGGTGTATCTGAATAATTATTGTTAGAAGATATATTAATAAGGGGGATAAATCCGATAAGTGTTTTTCTTTTTGCGAGTATAGACTCGGGAACATCTGTATCACGTGGTCCACTACCAGGCAACGTGCTTGGTATTGTAAATGTATTTGGTAAAAGTGTAAATGAAGTAGTATAGGTCAAAGAATATACATTAAACCTATGTCCATATTCAATAGAAAAATAAACATCACCCGTTGTCGAATCTTGCAGCAAAGATGGCGTCCATGTGGGCACGATTGGTGAAACCACCAACGTGCCCGAAATATCCCTGGCTATAAAATTACCACATGCGTCTTGTGTAACAGTAAGGACGGTAGATCCAGCACCAACGATCGTAACCAAGCCATTCGATGAGACGGTTGCGGTGCTTAGGTTACTGCTGCTATACCGAAACGCGCCACTACTATCTGAATCAGGTGTTCCCAGGCTGAATGCTGCGTCACGGAAGTTCTTGGCGGAAGGTATAGTGAATGCTCCGAAGGTGGGCGCGATCGGTGAAACCACCAACGTGCCCGAAATATCCCTGGCTATAAAATTACCACATGCGTCTTGTGTAACAGTAATGACGGTAGATCCAGCACCAACGATCGTAACCAAGCCATTCGATGAGACGGTTGCTGTGCTTAGGTTACTGCTGCTATACTGAAACGCGCCACTACTATCTGAATCAGGTGTTCCCAGGCTGAATGCTGCGTCCCGGAAGTTCTTGGCGGAAGGTATAGTGAATGCTCCGAAGGTGGGAACAACCGCCATTTTATATTTTTTTACACCAGTATTGCTGATATGTTCATGTAAAAAAATATTACCGCATGTACCAATTATTCGACAAGTAAGAACCCGCATTCTTTGTAGATGTTTCTCCGCCAGTATTTGTAACCATCTTCATATTTGGTCCTTCATCTACGATGCTCTTGATTTTATTCGAACCGACGGAATAATTGAAATATTGGATTGTCGAAATATACCCACTAAAACGGTTACTCGGCTTACTTTCACCGATATAAACCTTACCGTAATTTTGTAACGGAATACCAGCAGTTTTACGACGTTGTGCTAGACGACCGTTGACATATAGATCGATTACATTATTTGTTACACGAATGACAACGTTGACCCAATTCTTCATCGGAATATCGGTTGCGATGAGCTTCTCGTGTAAATTTTCTTTCTTCTTGTCGGCTTCATTATCGCTCTTACCGTTTACATCGACCAACGCCAACAAAGATACATTAACACCTTTGTCCGTTCTATCCGGATTTGTTTCGTTGACAATATCGGTGAATTTGATATATAAACCGGGTGCGTTATTCGGATAATAGATCCCATCTTCTGGTGATTTTGTTCCTTCACCACCTTTGCTAAAGATTCTTGAATACCTCTCCTGCTTAATGGGGACTTGATTGATATAAAACCATGCCGACCATGTATATTCTAAACCACCATCCTCATTCATCGATCTTGCTATGAATACAGAGTCTTTTTTCGAAGGATCCTGACTTATTTCCATCGCCATATCTTCCGTATTCGCGGTTCCATCTAACACGAAAGGCGACATCGAAGGAAGCATCAAATACGACAATCCGATAATCGATAGTTTAACTGCGACTGAGAATACGATAAACACCATCAAAATAAATGCGAACTTTGCGACAAGACTGTTGGATTCCATAAATTCTTTCAAACCAAAACCGCCGCCGCTGCTACCGTTGGAGCTAGAAGATAAACCCGCGTTGCTTGGATTTGAAAAACTAGATGTAATTCCTTTAAAAAATCCGCCGCCGCCGCCGTCGCCGTTGGATTCACTCATTATTATAGATTTCTTACTAATATAATCGAATAAAAAAAACAATCTATTCACTTATATAGATTGTTTTGATTGAAAGTTACTTAATCTTCAAAACACTTCATCACATTTAAGTGCTAACACTAGCCTGTTCCTGATTATCAACGATGAAGCTTAATTTCACCTTGTATTTATTGAGCAGATCGCTCCATGGGCTTCCACCAAAACCCTGAGAGTATATATCCCATGCTTCTTGTGGGGCAATAGGTGCGGCTTTCAACTTTACATTTGTAATAAAACCAACATCACCTGTTTGTACTTCTGGTGAATCATCGCCTAAAACAATACTTTGTGTTTCTTGAAGCCGTGATCCCTGATTTACAACGCACGACTTTACAAGTTTTCCATCTACATAAACATCCATCGCAGAACCGTTGAAGCTCACGATGAGATTCACCCATTTTTGAAGAGGAAACTCCGCAATTTCACAATCATATTGTGTATTAGACAACCCAGACCTTGGGAAAATCTGGACGGTATTCGTATTTGCTTTAAACTGTGCCTTAAATAGAGTAGAAGCAGCATCGGGAGATGTATTCCTGTGAAAACTTACAATATTTGTGCCAGGCACCCATTTCTTAATGTAAAACCAAATTGATATTGCGCTATTCGCTTTGAAGCTACTTGGAAGGTTAGAACCTTGAAGCATCGTTTTATTTCCCCATTTCTGCATCGTGCCTAAAGTTGTATATGTTGTCGTCAAAGCTTTAAAAATGACATACAACAATAAAAGAATAACAACTATTGCTAGAACTAATTTTGAATTCATTCTCTTCGTATAATTATTGTATATATTATTTACTTTGAATACACAGTCGTTGTTCCAGCTTCTTTGACTTCGTCTTTAATCGTCTTCATTCCAATCATCGGAGGATTCTGAGATTTAAACATCGTATAAGTCCAGCGTATTTGTTCTTTTGTGAGCGGAACTTTATGAAATGCGAAGTTACAAATAGAACCATTTAATCCTTTATTGTTGCTTGTATCGCCGATCGTGATTGGTTTCAATACAATATCGGGCATGATGAAGTCGCTCTTGAAGATGAGTTTTGTATTGAGGAAAATATCCATCGTCTTTCCGTTGTAATTCACAACAATGTAATTCCATTTTTGAAGAGGGATCGATACATCAAGTTCTTCCTCGTTATCGATTAACATTCTAATTTGTTTTTGTTTTTCTATGTCTTTACCACCAATAATCGTATTGTAATTTGTTTTTGAATTGTAGAGTTCCGTTCCGCTTGCGTCAATCGGTAAATTACTGGATATATCGATGAGATTACACCACAACTTCAGTTCGGTAGTCGATGTATTATATGTCATTCGCGGAACTCCACCGAAATCGAATATCTCTAAATCTTTATTGGTGCTAATGACCGGATTATTCAAGAATACCCAACCCGAAATCGAATAATTGTAACGCTTTTTCTCCTCAACTGGACAGTTAGCTGCCTTATCTTCGGCTGTGCGGTCAATACCTGTGTTATGATAAATGAAAATTTGAGGGCTCTGTGTATTCAAATTGGTGTCATATTTCTGTTTGAGGGATACAGGAGCTGCTACGATTTGAGATGCTGATGCGCCAATATAGTTTAACAGGTAAGGACCACCATATAAGATCGCAATAAGAAGTATCTCGATTGCCACAATAATCCAGATTGTACGTGTTGTATCACCGACTGCCGACTGGGATGATGTAAGCATATCTAGGAATAAACAAGGAATGAATATAATGCCTAACCATATCAATTTCAATATTTTAAGACCAATATACGATTTTGTAAGATGGAATATGAACATAAATAATATCAGCACAACCATCACACCATGCTGTTTATAATACGCGAGTGCGCACAACACGATAAAAAATACGGTGTTGATAATAAAGCGGACGTTGCTGAATAAATCTGTAATAGAGGGTTTCGGCTCACCCGTTTTTGAGGGATTCAACGTATCGATGAATTCTAAGCCATAGTGAAAGAAGAGAATAGCGAGACCTAATACAGTCATTCCAGTAACTGACATACGTTCCTTTTCATCCTTTTCGCGATCATAAATCCAGACAATCACCATTAAGATAATATAAACGATATGAGTCGCACCAAACGCAAGCTGACGTAGTGGTTTATTTTCATCCTCGGTTTTCATGTCATCAAATAAATACTTTTCAGGAGTTTTGTCGTTGTTGGATTGCTTGAATTTCTCTCGAATATACGCGACAACACCGGCTACGGCAACGATTGCGACGAGAACATAGATTGTATGTGCGGTTGGTGAGTTCAAATTTGCCATGATACCGCCAGATGCGACGGTCTCTGCGCCACCACCCTGATTCACAAAGTCGGCATCAATCTTATATACATAATACACGACGGCAAGAATAAGAATTACAAAGGATATGGTGAGTAATAACACTTTGATAAGTTTGCCGATTGCGCCGACTTTTGTTTCGCTGATTCCGGCGGTGGTATCTGACACACCTGGGGTAGCGGAAGCGGCGGTGGCGGCGGCAGCGGTGGTGGCGTTTTTATGAACCGATGTAACACTAGCTGGTGTCGGCGGATCTTTGTCCGTAGGAAACATACGAAGGTCGACCTCGCCGGCATTCCATTCCCAGAATTTCAATTTGCCAAATTCTTCGTTGCGTTTATTGATGAATTCTTGAATACCCGATAATGACGCGATACTGTATATACCTGTGCGGAACAATAGGACCAACAACCATGGGACGAGGTAGACGATTGTCAATAACTGTCGCAGCCATCTTTTAACCCAAAACTCCTTTTCGAAATCTTCATGTATTCCATTAGAAAAGATATGATAACCGGTGGGAATCGCGCAAATCGCGAGAAGGACGACGAATGCGATCGCCCACCCCCAATTCTCCGGAATAATAGGTAAAGAAGCACCACTCTTCGTCTCTTCTGCCGGTTTTATTCTAACCAAATAATGCCACCACCACGAGAGACCAAACCCAAATACAGCGATAAACGCCAACACACCAATCCAGCCGCCCCGCGTGGGGTTGTAATTTTGCTTGAACTGCCATACCTGAACCGACTCTGCGAAATTCAGCATCGAATCAAGACCACCTACGTTCATTTCTTTCACCATCGGAAGCAATAAAATTGCGCACAATAAGAGCCCGACGATGATGACAATAAAAAATGTGTCGATGAGTTCTTTCACGCGTGGAAACATATCGCCTGAGAAAGTACCGGCGATCCAATCGCTTGTTTTTGGTGAAGTCGTTATACATGTAAAAAGCACGCTCACCCACAAGATGATGAGAATCACCGATGCGAAGGGAATCAGCGAAAACCATTGGGCGAAACGCACAACTGTTTTTGAATCACTACTCTTCTTTTCATCAATCGCCGTGAATATTTTATCCCAGTCGGTTGAAAGCATCTTATCGGCTTTCAACTTCTTTTTTACATCTTTATCAATATAATTAGAACCCATAAACTCTATACGGTAGGCATAAACAACGATAAAGAACACGATCACAAATATGGATAAAAATGAACTTACACCGACAACCGCTTTTACTGGCGATTTTGTTTGGTCCGTCATGGTTTGAAGTCGTTCTTCTATTGCTTTATCTACTGCTGCCTCAAATTCGCCAGTATTGGCAAATGTATTTGGAGATTTCTTCTGAACTTCCTTTATTGCCTCTTGTCTCAACCGCTGATAATAAACGCTGTCTTTGTCAGCCTTGATTACAGTAATATCCACAGTTTTATTTGCCTCTTGATCCACAAAAACCCATGAAATCAAAACAAAAATAAAAAACGCGATCGGCAAAAACCCGAACGCACCTTTGAATACTTTCAACTTTTCTGTTTGTCCGAATAATATCAAGCAAAATACGATACCGACAATCATATAAATGATACCATGGACTAAAAACGCTTTATCCTCGTATGTCGAACCTTTTTCCTTTTGTTCGGGTGATTTTTCAAACCCGGGGCCACCAAGACTTATAGATAAAAATAAACCGCCCGGCATAAAAATGGCCGCTAGAATCAACGCAACCGCAGCACCTAACGTTTTTATATCAGCGAATTTCTCTTCACTAGCCAAACTCCATAAACAATACCCAATTGCGATAAACACCGCGATTTGGAAAAATAAGCCGGTTCCTAACATCGCGTCGGCACTCGTATTTGCGATACTTGTTTTGTATTCATCTGACGCAAACTTATCATCTTTTAATTTACTACCTAAGTCACTCTTCATTTCGCTTCCGCGCACAACCAAAGGAATGCCGGCGATAATGAAGATTATAAATAGAGGTATGTGTGATGGTGTGAAGTTTTGAACGAAAGGAATTTTATCGGCGATCACCGGAATGTATTTGAATGCTACCAGTAAAAAATAGAGAAATCCCGCAATTAATAACAGAGATCCAACAGTAATGAGACCTGATGATGGGTCATAATCGCTGCTTCGACCAGACACATGAATGCTCGAAAATCCTAGCGCGATACCAAGGCCGAAAACTACGAAGGCGATGACATAATAAAGTGGGCTGATGTTTGAAAACTTGATAGTGTCGGAAAGTTTTGGCATAAATGTGGGAGGGGTGCTACTATTTACTAGTTCAAGAAACTTTGATGGGGAAAAATAATGAATAAACGTAACAAATACGAACGCGATGACGAGTGTAGCGAATACATGCCAATTATGTTTTAGTAGGTCAGATGAAACCATGCTAATAAATACGATTAGAACGAGAATTATAATCGGGAGATAATCAAGCAACTTTTTGATATGGAACGCTTCTTGGATCGTCTCAACCTTATTTGATTCTTTTTTACCTTCTTCGCTGTCTATTTTATTTATCGTTTCGGATGCAGCCGCGGTTACTGCTGATATTACGGAAGTAGGAGGAGTGTCGGACATTTATTTCTTTATATCCTCCTATACGAACAACACCTAGTTATTATTATAGGATATAAAAATGTGATACGCACTACGATATTACAAAAACGACATCGCGGTCTTTTTTCCATGACAGTCTCGGCATAAAGCGACTAAATTATCGATGTGATTGGAACCGCCATGTTCTAAGGCAATTACGTGATCGACTTCGAACCAAGCGGGAAGCTGGCGCTGACAATCACCGCATTTCCACCCCTGTTGTGCTGCGACATACTTTTTCTTGGTTTCACTTACGCTACGCTTGCTAGAATTTTTGCCGGAGTTGAGCAACCGTCTTTCAGCGGGGGTTGCGCCGGGGGTTCCGCCCCCCAACGACGGCCGTGCCATAGGTTGCGCGGTTCTTGCGCCTATCGCACTATTCATCGCTCCACCTACCCCCCCGCCCATCGCTCCGCCGTCGTTCGTGGGCGGAACCCCCGGCGGACGCCCCGTCATATCAAAAAACGGTGTTATCATATCCGCAGTTCCTTTACTTATCGGCATATACTTGATGATATCGTTGGCATGAAACAACAATTGCCTAGAGTTTTCCGGATTGCGGCGTAAAAACATGAAGAGTGAGAGACCAATAAACCCGAATGTCGCCATCTTAATCCATTTTTGATTGCTTTGGAACATCTTTAACGGTTGACCATCATAGTATGTATTCACGATAAGAACTGCTGTAACGATGAACACGATGTATTCGGTTTTTACCATTTATTCAGAGGTTTGACTTGATAAGTTATATATAGTCTCGAATATTTAGCTACCGATTATGATAGTAATAGGCGGCGTATCCCAATCCCGCCAGCAATAACAAATACACGAGCTTCTCTCGATACTTCAATTCTTCCAATATTTGGACAGACTTCGGACGGTAATGTAAATAATAACTCTCGAGAGCATCATGTAAGCTCACTTCATCCTTCATCAAGAGAACGTTGTATCGATTATGAATGAAATGAACCCAACGAATAAATGAATCGCGGCTGTCTAAATATGGCGTGACCGGATATTTCCCCAACATTCGGTCAAACTCCGCCGACATCTCCGGTTCGGGAATAAGTATCGAGAAATTCTGGACGAAGTCGTAGTATTTTTTACGCGTGACATCATTTACATGATCCGGATAATTCACCGCGACTGTCATCAAAAAAAACCAGTAGTGTGGTCCCCATACTTTCGCGTCGAGTCTGAGCATCGATTGCGTTGCCTATAATGAAACGACATAAAAACAAAGATAGAACTACGATAAGCGATTTTTAAAGATGGAAGACCAAGACGAAATACAAAAGGTAAATAATCCTAAATCTGCGTTATCATATCTTGAAATAACCCAAATACGAAATCATCGAACGAAATATACAGTCGGTGGAGGCAGTGCTGCGGTAGCCAACGCCGGAACGCTTGTAAGCAGTGGAGAATCGAACAAATATTTCTGTAATAATTGTAATCGAACAAATCATGTGTATAATAATTGCCGCGCTCCAATTACAAGTATCGGCGTTATTGCGTTTCGTTGTGGTGAAACTGGACCAGAGTTTCTCATGATACGTCGGCGTGATTCATTCGGCTTCGTTGATTTCGTTCGAGGTAAATATTCTTTGAACGATGAAGCATATATTCAACGTATTATCGATGAGATGACGATCTCTGAAAAAGCGAACCTATTACGACTGACGTTCGAACAACTTTGGCGTTTATTATGGGGCGAATACACGCGAAGCAGCCAGTATAAAAATGAAGAACAGATATCGTTTGAAAAGTATCGTCAGGTTATTGGTGGAATACGCACAAAAGACGGGCGTGTTAAGACTCTTCATCAGTTTATTGAGGATTCAACGACAAATTGGAGTGAAACTGAATGGGGATTTCCGAAAGGCCGGCGGAATTATAATGAAAAAGACCTGCCGTGTGCACTGAGAGAATGCCTTGAAGAGACCGGATATGATATCGGAAATGATAATGTAATTCAAAATATTGCTCCATTCGAAGAAATATTTATGGGGTCGGATATGAAATGTTATAAGCAGAAGTATTTTCTTGCGATGGTTGATTTAGATAAGAAACCGAAAAAGGCACATGATATTATGGAGGTTGGCCTCATGAAATGGATGTCATTTGACGAATGTATTAAAACGATACGACCTTACAATTTAGAAAAAATCGGTATTGTTCGTAAGATCAACAACATATTATCCCGCTATCAGATTTTTTGAATCCTTTTTATTTTGCGTAGGTATATAAAGGGTCCATCACAATATAAAATAATAGATACGATACATAAGAACCTACCTATGGCCGAAGAACAAGAAAATATACCAATAGAATTAACGATTCGTCCTTCGGGTAGTCCGTCGGTTGCGTCGGTTGCTGCTGCTGCCATGGCCGTAATGCCTGAGAATGCGCCGATTGTCACCGGCATAGAGAGTGAATCTATACAAAAAATGCGAACGATAAAACCGAAAGCGAAAGCAGGAGCTCTTGCTGCTGTCCAGCCTGCGGTTGTTCGGACAGAAGACCCGAAAACTATGATTAAGAGAATGAAACGAGATCTGGAAGAAGGCCGACGACGTCTCAAACCGGAAGAAATCAATAATCCATTTAGTAAGGAATTCAATAAACTTCTCCTTAAAAAAGAATTACTTGAACGAGAGATGACGATACATGATATTGGAATTTTACCGATGGACGGCGATAGCGAGGGGGAAGGGCAAGGCGCTGATGTCGCCGCCGCCGCTGCGGCATTAACCGGTCTGTATCCAACCTTAAACGATCCTAATTTTAATACTAAAATAGCACTTCGTAAAGAGTTTTTTGATACCAAAATGGATGTTGATAATACAAAAAATGTGGAAGAAGAGGCAGAAATTTTGTGTAATGCGCAAATCGAATTGGCGCCCAATCAACAATTTGTTCGGAATTTTCTCTCCGTGGAGACCCCGTATAATAGTTTGCTGTTATATCATGGTCTAGGAACCGGAAAAACATGTTCCGCGATTAGTGTTGCCGAAGAGATGCGGGATTATATGAAACAAATGGGAATTACACAGCAAATTATTGTTGTAGCTTCGCCGAACGTTCAAGAGAATTTTCGACTTCAGCTATTTGATGAACGCGAACTTCGAGAGATCGAGCCTGGTGTATGGAATATTCGCGCATGCACCGGAAATAAATTTATCAAAGAGATAAACCCGATGAATATGAAAGGGCTAACACGTGATAAGGTGATCAAACAGATACGTCGTCTTATTTCATCGCATTACTTATTTTTCGGTTATAACGAATTTGCGAATTATACACGCACTCATGCTTCCAGTATTGGCATATCGCAAGATGATATAGCGATCCAAGAAGTGCGTCGTAAGGCGACGATGACTGCGACATCTAGTGCCGGTGCCGCATCAGTCAAAAAGGGGCGTAAATCAGCTGCCGAACTTGCCAAGGCAGCTGAAATGGAGACACTTGCGATAGAAACCCTTTCTGTCACGAAGTTGCGTAAATTATTCGCAAATACACTTATTATTATTGATGAGGTTCATAACATTCGCATTACCGATGATAATCGCGATAAACGTGTCGCAAAGATTTTGTTCCAGATCGTTCAAAAGGTGAATAATGTGCGGCTGCTGCTTCTCTCAGGGACACCCATGTATAATAGTTACAAGGAAATTGTCTGGTTGATTAACCTTATGAACTTGAATGACCGTCGCGCAACCATCGATATCGCAGATGTTTTCGACGACCGTGGTAATTTCCGTGTAGATGCGGAGGGTCGAGAGATCGGGAAGGATCTTCTTATCCGTAAAGCGACTGGATATGTTTCATTCGTTCGTGGTGAAAATCCGTACACATTTCCTTATCGTATCTATCCGAGAGAACATTCGCCAGACTTCTCGCTTCTTGCTCGACTTTCCCGGGAAGCAGGAGCGGGAGCGGGAGGATATCCACGTCGTCAGCTGAACGGGCGTTATATTGAACAACCGATTGAACATATCGACGTATATATGACGCGCGCAGGAGATATACAGGAAGCAGCATATCGGTTTATTATTAACGATATGAAGGCGATGTACATTTATAAGAAGACCGCGATGGTTCGACGAAAGAAAGCGGCGGCGGCGGCGGCGGATGCTGCGGCTGCCGCAGAAGAAGGCGAAGCTAAGGGCAAAGGGAAAGCCAAAGCCAAAGCCAAAAGCAAAGTGGCGGCGGAAAGCGCCGGAGCTGTAATCGATGAATCCACATTAGTCGAATCTGCGGATTTTCCGTCATTTGAAAATATGGATACGATTGGTTATGCGGCTGTTCAACGACCGCTTGAAGCCTTGAACATGGTATATCCGCATCCATCTCTCATCGAATACGTGAATGATCCAAATGACGAATTTGATATTGCGGCATGTATCGGGAAAGAAGGATTGCGTCATATCATGTCGTATGAAGAGGTAGGAAATCCACCGATGAGGTTGAATTTCGAATACCGACCGGAATTTATACGAGGATTTAAACTCCCACACGGTGAAACAACGACAAAAGCGTCATCTCGTATCTTCGCACCAGAAAATATTGGCCGATATTCAGCGAAAATAAAGCAAATAACGGATAAGATCATGGTAAGCGAAGGCATAATTCTTGTGTATAGTCAGTATATTGATGGTGGCGTTGTTCCAATCGCCCTAGCATTAGAGGAACTCGGTTTTACACGTTACAGCGTTGCTGGCGGGAATTCTTCCCTCTTCCGAAATAAACCTACACAAAATATCGACTCGATTACGATGCTTCCACAACGCCGACATCAAGCAGAATATCCCGACCAACCTTTTCGACCAGCACGTTATTCTGTTATCACCGGTGATCCCACGATTTCACCAGATAATTTACATGAATTGAAGGCGCTCACGAGTGAAAATAACACGAATGGTGAAAATGTGAAGGTTGTCATTATATCTGTTGCAGGAAGTGAAGGTCTTGATTTTAAAAACATTCGTCAAGTCCATATTTTGGAGCCTTGGTACAACATGAACCTGCTCGAACAAATTATCGGTCGTGCTATCCGTAATTGTAGTCATAAGCGACTACCATTTTCACGGCGAAATGTTGAATTGTATTTATATGGGACTGACCTGTCAAATCCCGAGATCGAGGCAATCGACCTTTATTTGTATCGTCTCTCGGAATTCAAAGCAGTAAAAATAGGTGTTGTATCACGTGTTCTTCGAACATCAGCGGTGGATTGTCTGCTAAATATTCAGCATAACACTCAAACTGCAGCACAACTGAATCAAGTCGTTCGACAAAATCTCTCGTCACGCAAACAAATCGACTATCAAGTTGGTGCGCGGCCATATTCCGCATTATGTGATTATATGGAACGATGTGAGTATGTTTGTCGTCCGACATTTTCAAATGGACGGCCGATTCAAGAACAGAACGATTTATATGGAATCGACAGCGACAGCGACAGCGACAGCGACGAAGAAGGCCGCAGCAGTGGCAAGGCAAGATCTTCAAAAAAACCCGAGAGCGATGTTCGTCTTGATACATTTAATGAAAAATTCATGTCGATGAATCTCGATAAAATCATTCACAAAATCCGAGAGTTATACAAAGACGCATTTTTCTATAAGAAGACAGGTCCGAACGGAATCATCGCGCATGTAAATGCGATACGACAATATCCCATCGCACAAATAAACCTAGCTTTATCCCAAATGCTAACAGATCCGAATGAGTATGTGAATGATAAATATGGGCGACTTGGACGTATTATAAATGTAGGTGATTATTATCTGTTCCAACCGATTGAAATAACCGATAAACGTATTAGTATTCATGAACGAAGCACTCCGGTTCCTTATAAACACTCCGCAGTAGAATATCCTCTTCCAGATAACATTACCGAGGATTATTTGGGAATTCTCTCGAAACCGGCGGGTCTGGGGTCGGGTATGGCATCGACGGTGGTTCCAAACAAAAAGATTGTAAATAAAATCGCATCGATTCGAGCGGCCGAATCCGCAACCCCCGCAAGAGAAGCTATCGATGTATTGAGTTCAGGTGTTCAAGAGCAAGTATCTGATTCTTCATCCGCGGCGGCAGCGGCGGCGTTATCAAATGAAGTTGAGGAACCGGTACCGAGAGCAGAAAATACGGTGACGATGTTATTTAATACATTCGAAACATGTAAAACGATTATCGAAAAACCAACAAAAGAACAAGATGACTGGTATTACTATTGTGGAAAGGTGATCCAACAAATCTCTCAGACAGAAGAATTCCAGATATCGTTGGGTGAACTTCACGAGCTCGTTGTTGCGAATCTCGTTGAACATTTGTCGTTCGAAGAATCGATTGATCTTTTGAATCACTTGTATCAAAAAAATAATGGATCGATGGAAATCAATACAGGTAGAACGGGTGAAGGTGCGGGTGCGAGTGCGAGTGCGAGTGCCGATGCTGGTTTCATACAAAATCTCTCACCATTTGAACGTATGATCCTACAATATTATTCTAGACAAGTGATACGCCGTCCTTTGATCGGACGAAGAGCGGCAGCGGCGGCGGCGGCAGCACAACCGTCATCGGCTGCTGTAAGCGCACCAGAAGATAAAGGAATGTTATTGTTCAATAAAGCGAAGAAAGAATTATTTGAACTTGTTGTTCTCAGGTATGAAACACGAGATTGGGTATCTGCTGAACCAGAAGACGAACGTGACTTCTCACTCCGTTTAGCAAAAGTTCAAACAGAGCAAATCCAAAAAATGAATATGATGGTCGGTTTTATTTCATTATTCAAACAGGAATACCTTGTATTCAAAGTGAAAATCATGTCGAAGAAACGCGATAAAGGTGCGCGGTGCGACCAGTCCGGAAAAACAGACGCAATTACAATCATTAATACTGCGCTATCGTTGAATGCGGCAACCCAAGCTGACGAATACAAACTCACATCCGAAAACACTAAATTTAGAACCCAAAAAGAGTTGTGTGTATTTCAGGAGTTTTTATTGAGAACATTCGATCGTAAAGCAATCAACGGGCGAAAATGGTTTTTTACGCCATGTGAAGCTTTGTTGTGTGATATTGAGAGATTACATATAGAGAAATAAAGTATAATTGTATATTAGGGCAAGAACAATAACAAAAATAACATACACCGCGATTTAATGAATCCAATCGAAAAAAAGAGTGGCGCAAGTGCGAGTATTTCAAGGTATGGTAAGGTAATGAACCAACCAACCACAGCAGCACCTAAGTTAGGGTTATATACTACGATATTACTTACACGTAAATTAGAAATTCCATTCCGTATTATTGGACGTAATGTAAAAGATACACTCGAACATATTCTCTCGAAAATGGTGGAAGGGAAGTGTATGGCGGAAGGATTCATTCGCCCAGGAAGTGTAAAGATTCTTACATATTCGAATGGCTATCTTCATGGAAAGAACGCGATTTTCGAAGTTGTCTATGAATGTGAATCATGTTCTCTTGTCGAAGGTGTCGTCTTTTCATGCGTCATTAAAAATATCAGTTTGGCGGGTATTCGCGCAACAATCAACGAGCCCAAAAGCCCGGTTGTCGTATTTGTTGCCCGCGACCATCACTATGATCGTGTTGATTTTACGCGACTTCAAGAGGAAGAAGAGATACGTGTAAGAGTGATCGGGCAGAGATTTGAGATTGGTGATGATGCGATATCTGTGATTGCAGAGTTGGCTTAATAAATATAAATAATACAATATTACACCTCCTTATTGTAATGGAATGTAATATTGTAAATGATAGGGTTGTTCTAATTTGTATTCAGCTGTTTAATATGTTTTGTAAAGATATTTTCACAAGCGTCAAATGATAGGTTTTCAACCACATAATCTCGTGGTTTATATGTATCTAATTTTGATAAAAACAAATCAAACGTACGCTCCATTTCGTCTTGTCTATGAAAGTATTCTCCGCACCTTTCATCCCAGTAAGGAATTGTAGTTGCTGGAATATTGTCGTAATTTGGTCCGATCTCTTGATTCATAGATGTAACATCCCAAACAAATAAAGGAACATCGCACGATAATGCTTCTTCTAAGGCAAAACCTTGACTTTCATGTCGTCCAACCCATATACCATATTTTGCGTTTTGTAAATAATCGAAGTAGTCATTTTCATTATATCGTTGATCATAACTAAATACTTTAACCTCAATATTACGTTTTTGTAAAAACTGTATGATAACGTTGTAATCATTATAACTCCTCGTTTTTTTATATAAAAATATACGATTCTTGTCATGTCTTGGGATATTATTCAATAGTTTATATTTTTCGGTATCGACGCCAAAAGGTAATACTCCCATATTTAAATCTTTACACAGTATTGTATTATTGAATTTATAATTTTTCCAGACATCTAGTGCCCATTTTGATGGTTGAATATACATGGAATTCGTCCCTTTGATCATTTCAATCGCACCGGGATCATCTGGAAATACCGAAAAATGTGCGCCAAATATAAATTTACAATAATGATATTTTTTAACATCGATCGGTCGACATGGAGCATATATTGCGTCGTATGTTCTTAATTCCTCTTCTGATATCTGATTCATATCCTTTACATCTGTAAATGTAATGTTTTTATAGTTTTGAATTGCATGTAAAATTTTATAATGCACACCAAGATTGACAAATAATACCTTCATAATGAACTCGATGCTTATGATAATTATTATGTATATGTATTTATATTGGTTAATATTTATATTTATATCATATGTATATTAGTATAAATGGACCATACTTTCATATGTCTTCATTGCAATGAACCATTTGTAGTGGCTCATCATGAATTCAATTGTAGGATATTGCGGCATGGTGTATTCCGACATAATCTTCAACCAATCAATCCGCATAGCAGCAAGGACGAATGTGATAAACTCGTAAGTGACGGTGTTATATACGGCTGTGGAAAACCACTTCAAATTGTAGATAGTAGTGGCGGTGGTTATCAGGTTATTATTTGTGACTACATATGAATAAAATTGATACAAATATAAACATATATATAGAACTCATATAGTCATCGTCATTTTATAAGAATGGCATCTTCGGTAGCAATAGCAGCGGAAACCGGAATGAAAGAACGACCACCAACAAAAACAATACGCCCGAAACCGAAACCAAAAGTCTCAAAAATGAAATCCGACGATGAATCTGCCTCCTCCTCCGCCGTCGTCGTCGGCGTCGTCGGCGCCGCACCTGCTTCACCCGAGATTACCGGCGCCCCAGACGTCGTGATCGCCGCCGTAGAACAGAAAGAACCGGTATATTGCGACACAGATCTCTTTGTCAAGGACAAGATTCGACGCACAATCAGCATTCCATTCTATAAATTGGGAAAAGGCGTTGTCATCGCACAATTGCTTAGAACTGAACTCGCAAAGATAGTTGAAGGGCGGTGCTCAATCGAAGGCTACATCTGCCCAGACTCGGTTGCGATTTCATCGTATTCATGCGGAACACTTGCCGGTTCAAGCATACACTTCGACATTATAGCGGATTGCTTGATATGCTTTCCGGATGAGAATACCGTCATCAAATGCGTCGCGAAAACAATAACACAAGCGGGTGTACGTGCTGGCGCAAAAGATTTAGAGCGAGGTAAGGTATCGCCTATCGAAGTGTTTCTTTCACGTGACATGCATGCGTGTTCGCGTGAATTATTCTCTCGTATAGAAGAAAATGATATTCTCACCGTGAAAATTATTGGACGCAGATTCGTCCTTCATGATACGCATATCACGATTATTGCGATGTTATTGGACATGAAGAAAGAGTATAAAGTTTAAACAGTAGTGTGTGTATTGTAAATGTCATCTGCCGCAGGATCATCGTCTAATTCCGGTTCTTTTTATTGTGAAAACAAAATGAGTGCTGCGATTGCAAGTTTATCTGCGATGAACGAAATTCAAACGATCGCTCAACATGTCGAAGCAAAAACCAATTATTTGATGTCGTTGAAAGATGGGATTGAGAATATGCCGGTTGTTCATCAAATCGAGATTTTGCGCATTCTACATTCAAAAAACACCCAAATCAACGAAAATAAAAATGGCGTATTTGTGAATATTTCTAGATTGAATAATGATATACTAACTGAATTGTATGATTATATGAAATATGTCATCAATCAAGAAAAACACTTGAACGAAATCGAAGAACAGAAACAAAATCTCACGAAAGAGTTCTTTGATAAATAACACGCATAAAGATAATGTGATATAATATATACCCTATATGATGACGGGTTTCATTCCTTGTCTCTATAATTCATTTTCTTTCACTCCGGCAAACTTGGAAGGAGGGAATATTATATGTTATGACATAAAAAGTCGCAGTATCGACAACAATAGCAGCGTGACAAAAATTCGTGATATTCATAATATTACTGATAAGAATAATATTCAGGTAAATATACCAACACCGGCTTTACTGGAACGATTGCCGGAACCTAAGTGTATTAAAAAAACATCGGAAACATCGGAATCAGATGTATCGACTGACAGTGATACAGCAGGGACCGAAACAGATTCCCAGATAGACAGCGAGCCCGAGCCCGAGCCCGAGCCCGAGCCCGAGCCCGAGAGTGACAACAATCCATCACTGGCTGTCAATCAAATCGTAATATTCCACCCGAATGATATAAGACAATATAGTATAAACATAAATGAAACCAAATGCGCTGATTCAATATTGTGGTGTTTGTATATTATGATGAATCGTTATGAAAAATTTGAAATGATCGATAATTATTACACAGAATCAAATCGATTCAAATTTGAGCTGATTGAATTACTCCGTCAAAACAAACCGATTTTAAAGGCAAACAAACTAATCCTAAGTGCGTTGGAGGAGTCACTTGTTCATAAACCGTTTATTACGCTAGAAACACTACATGCGGTAGTTGTATGTAAATCGATCTCTGTATATATTGTTCAAGACCGTAAGTATTATGATGTTGTCAGTGGTGGTGGTTGTCACGGGACAACTTTTATTCTCGAAAAAATAAAGGGAAAATACGTTTTGTATGATCCCCCGCAACCACTTATTGTGAAGTATCTCAGGTATGTTCAAGAAAATTATTGGCGAATGGAAAGTATTTCAGCTCCAATCCGTCCATTATCGGCGTATAAATTACAAGATTTGATCGATATTTCTATAAAGTTGGGATTGGAAGTTATTACAAAGATACCTGGTAAATTTGGATCAATCGGAACAGAAAAGCGTAAAACAAAACCAGAATTGTATGAATCAATTTGTCGGTATGTATAAAATTGAAGTATATATATATAAATAATATATCCTATTCATATATATAATGCGGAGAAATCGCGAAAGAGGTATGGCGGCGTCCGCATCTGAGACTGCGTCGGCGAAGCAATCCGAATTTTCAAATATCGTAAAATATTATTTAGAAGGTATCACAGATAAGAGTGATGGCATTCCAGAGTTGGAAATACGTTTCGGCACACGTGGAAATCCAGGGACAACACGAGAAAAATTCGACAACGTTCTTCAAAAACTATTGTCTGGCGGGTTTTCATTCATGAAAAAAAATGCGTATTCTTTGAAAATTCAGAACGAGTTCGTGGATCAGAAGACAGGACAAACAAAACTCTCGTTGATTCGCGCAGAAATCCATGGCATTAACGAAGTTCAGAATTACTGCAAAACAAATACGCCGGATGAGAAATATGTTCTATTTACCCAAAAGATGTATGCGAAAACTGGCGGCGGCGCCGGCGGAGAAGCCGAAAGCGGTAGCGGTAGTGGCGGCACCACAATTCACCCAGTTATATTTGACGACTTCAATTTCAAGGTAAGTTATCAACGTGAAAAACGTATCTCAAATACATCGACACTCGCACGGTCAATTCTAAAAACATGGAATGATAACAAGAAAACCTTTCGATACATTAACCGTAGCACACTCAAACACCCGGATTTTCCGTTTCAAATCGATATGAGTGTTGTCAAAGAATCGCAGAAGGATCAAACCGGTTATATTTCAGCATCGACATTTGATGCCGCAAAAGTCCTGGACAGTCCGATTCGATATGAAATCGAGATTGAAGTGATCAACGATTTAGTTGGCCCGGGAACCGCATTCAATCATCCAAAGCATTTGTTGGATAACTTGCGTAAAATGGTGAAGATTGTGATGTCTGGATTACAAGGAACAAACTATCCCGTTTCGTTATCCGATATGCGTGGAGTACAGCGTAGGTATTACGAACTACTCTATCCAGATGAGAAGCAGGGACATGGTGAAAGTGACAGCGACGAAAGTGACAGCGACAGCGAACATGAACGTCAGCATAAAAGAGGTGGTGGTAAAGACGACGAACGTGAACGTGAGTATGAACGCGAACGCGAACGCGAACGCGAACGCGAACGCAAGCAACGAGACCGAGAACGCGAACGCGAACATGTAACTGGGCGTTCAGGATTACAACTTCGCCCCAAGCATTTTATCGGCCCTTGTTCTTATACACTTCAAACCCAAAATATTCAACCATTTGACCCTGATTCAAAAGTGCCAAATATTCGGTTGAATTATTCAGTAACAGAAAAGGCCGACGGACATCGCAAACTTCTATTTGTCGCACCAAAAACCGGACATGTATATTTAATCGACACGAATATGAACTTTCAATTTACTGGCGGAGTATCACTCAATACCAAATTACATAATACGCTTCTTGATGGCGAACATATCCTTCATAACAAAAACGGCGAATTTATTAACTTGTTTCTTGTATTTGATGTATATTTCGTTCATAAGGCAGATGTCCGCTCACGACTATTCTTTCCAATCAACGAAGACGAAGTTCTAACCAATTTTCGTCTTCCACTAATGGAAAGTGTTGTAAGAAACCTCCAACTAAAATGTGTTTCGGGTGGCGCCGATTCGTTGCCTCCGATTCGGATTGAAACGAAGAAGTTTGAAATCGCGTCGGAAACTTCGTCAAAAACCATTTTCGATTGTTGCGCTTTAATACTGCGTAAAGCTGCCGAACATCAATTTGAATATCATACAGATGGTCTTATCTTTACACCAATTGATTTTGGTGTAGGGAGTGTCGAGAGAAATGATACTACATCGGCCGGACCATTATACAAAACCACATGGGAATATTCGTTCAAATGGAAACCTGCGCATATGAATACAATCGACTTTCTTGTTACCACGAAAAAAGGCGAAGACAGCGAAGATCTTGTTAGTAACGTCTTTAAAAGTGGTGTGGATATGTCGCGATGTGTTCAGGTTCAACAATACAAAACATTGGTATTGCGTGTTGGTTATGATGAACGAAAACACGGCTATTTGAATCCGTGTGTTTCGATGATTGAAGGAGGGGCAAGCGGGAGCGGCGATACCGGAAGAAGCGGCAATAGCGGCGATAATACCGACTCTTATAAACCTGCGCCATTTTACCCAACATACCCGTATGATAATGACGCACATATTTGCCATATCATGTTGCGTCCAGATGAAGCCGGTGTAAGCCAAATGATGACACTTGAAAACGATATCATCCAAGATGAGACAATCGTTGAATTTAGTTATGACCCAACACAGCCGGTAAATTGGCGATGGTCGCCCTTGCGAGTTCGGCACGATAAAACGGCCGAGTATCGCGCAGGAGGAAAGAATTATGGCAACGCATATCATGTTGCAAATAATAACTGGCATTCGATTCATAACGCGATTACACCTGAGATGATAATGACCGGTGAAGGAATACCTGATGAACTCACAAGTGACGATATTTATTATAATAACGCCGAAACTGCCAACGGTGGGCGAGGTATCGATATTGGAAGAGGCACGAAAATCCGTACTCTTACAAAGGGGATGCGTGATTTCCATAACTTATTTGTAAAACGCAAGCTGATCATGAGTGTTGCGCGACCGGGACAGACGCTGATTGACCTTGCGGTTGGAAAGGGCGGTGATTTACCGAAATGGGTTGCTGCGAAACTGGGTTTTGTTTTCGGAATCGACTATTCCAAAGACAATCTAGAACACAAATTCGACGGTGTTTGTGCACGATATCTTGACACGAAGAAACGAAAACGAAATATTCCAGATGCGATATTTATTCATGGTGACAGCAGTAAAGAAATACGAACCGGTCAAGCGGCAATAAGTGAAAGATATCGTATCATATCACGCGCGATTTTCGGTGAAGGCGCGAAAGACGCAAGTATATTAGGTCGTGGTGTTTATCCGCATTATGGTCGTGCGGCCGATGGTTTCGATGTTTGCTCTGTTCAGTTTGCGATTCACTATTTCTTTGAAAATATAATGAAAGTCCATACATTTCTTCAAAATGTGTCCGAATGCACGAAGCTTGGCGGATATTTCATCGGAACATGTTTTGACGGCGCACGTATCTTTAACGCATTAACACGGGTTGAGACTGGTTCTGAAATGAGTATTTTGTCGTCGGGTTCGGGTTCGGGTTCGGGTTCCGATCCTCAAAAAATGTGGTCTGTTCGCAAGAAGTATCACCAGACCGAATTTGAACCGGATAGCAGTAGTATTGGATACGAAATTGAGGTGTATCAGGATTCGATTAATAAGCTTACGCGCGAATATCTTGTGAATTTCGATTACTTGACACAACTTCTTGAAAATTACGGATTTGATCTCGTGACACCAGAAGAAGCAGAAACAACGCTGATGTTTCGTATGCCGGATGGAACCGCGACATTTGAAACGATGTATCATGAAATGGAAATCGAGTGTAAGAAGAAACAGCGCGAAGTAGAAGGCGATGGCGGCGGTGGCGGAAGCGCTGGAAATGAATGGGAACGCCGTTGCCAACATGAATATGGCTCTGCGTTGTATATGACACAGGAAGAAAAGCAAATTTCATTCTATAATCGATATTTCATATTTCGAAAAAACCGAAATATAAACGCAAAGCAACTGAAAAGCAGTTTTCTAAGTTATGCCGGATTACAAGAAGAACATCATCGTGCTGCTGCTGCTTCTTCTGAGCCAGGTGATGTTACGATTGAGTCAATCGCACTTGAAAAAATCGCGAAGGCATCGAGACCGATCGATGTTGCGTCAAAACCCGCAATCGCTGCGCACATCGTAGAGGAACGCAAAGACCGGCAAATAAGTGAATCTACTGCTGCGTCATCATCCGCGACTACCTTAAAATCAAAACCAAAACTTAAAAAGGTGACAACAATAAAGGCGGCAGAATCGGCGAAGTCTCCTGAACCTCCTACTGCCGCTGCCGCTGCTGCTGCTGTTTCACAAGTAGAAAGCGCTCCCTCTGCGCCAATCGAACAAATTGAGAAGAAAATACAAAAACGAACTAAAAAAGTAAAAGCAATATCAACAGAAGGAGAATCGGAAGCCGAAGCAGGAAAAGCAGGAGCAGCAGCAGCAGCAGCAGCACCTCCTCCCAAACCGAAACGACAAACCAAGAAAAAAACTGACTTATAAACATTTACATACAGAATGTAATCGAACAATAAATGTATAAAAAGTCGCCCAAGAATTGTTTTAAACCTTTGTTACAATGTGGTGGGCAAAATAGTAACGACTTCAACACACATGTCGCCGTTTCTTATGCGAGTTCTTCTCATCATCCACCATCTACTGAAACGAATAAACATAATAACGGTCCTATATTAACTTATTTCAATTATTTTTTATTACCCCAGGTTGATATACAAGTATGTGAAAATGGTGACTATATTCCACTTGAATTAAATATTACACATACAAACGACGAACAGAAAGTCTATGTTTCATCGTCGATTTACGCGCATCTATGCGACATCAAACAACAGATTGAAAAGTATCAAGATACATGGGATAATATAAAGAAATTTACGAATCCATATGAATACATTCATTCAAATATCTCCGGAAACAAAACAAATATCAGCAAGTTACGTCCATTATCTCGTTCATTTTATAAGATGATCGAGATTATGAAAAATACGAATTTACTATCACGCTACGACGAAACGTATGCGACAAAACCGGATTCAAAAATGGGGATAAAAACGTTTCATCTGGCCGAGGGTCCAGGTGGATTTATTGAAGCGTTGGCATATTTACGCGGATTGGGGTATCAACGACATAGTTATAATGAGTATAATGAAAAAAAATCCGGCAGCGGCTACGAGTCAAACGATAATATAAATTCACCCATACATATTCTCAAACGTAATACCGAATTTCATGATGAATATATGAAAGAACAAGAATATTTAAAAGTATCACGTCGTATATTTGATAGTCAAAAAGATGTCGCTTCCCAGGCATCTACTCATGTTACATACGGGAATGACAGATATTATGGTATGACATTAGTAAATGATGATCCGATTTGTCCCGGTTGGAAAAAAACACGATCATTCCTAGAAAGTCACCTGAATGTTCTGATAGAAAACGGCGCTGATAAAACCGGTAATTTAATCTCATTAGAAAATTTCATTTATTGTGCTGAAAAGTATAAAAACACGATGGATATTGTAACTGCTGATGGAGGGTTCGATTTTTCATTAGATTTCAATCAACAAGAAAATATGGCAACGCAGCTTATATTTTGCGAAGTGTTCTATGCGCTTGTTATGCAGAAAAAAGGCGGGTCATTCATCCTTAAAATTTTCGATGTATTTCACAAGACGACAGTGGACATTTTATACCTACTAAGTTATTATTACAACGATGTATCTATTATGAAACCCTATACAAGTCGTGTCGCAAATTCTGAAAAATACGTGATTTGTCAAGGGTTCAAAGTGGCTGATTCTCATTCGATGATACAGCAATTTACGAGTATATTTCCATCTTTATTAAATGGTGTTTTGTCGTCATTTCTGTCATTCAACCATGATCTCTATTATTTGAACCGTATTGAAGAGATGAACGCAATGGTGAGCTTTCAGCAGATCGAAAATATTACATCGACTCTTTCCATTATTACAAATCATAGGAATGCGGAGAAATTGGAACAGTATAAACGCGCAAATGTGAATAAATGTATTGCTTGGTGTGAAAAATATGATATACCCTATAACGCACAGCATGCGTGTTTTCAATCTACCAATATTTTTCTTCATAAATCGATTCAGCCTCCTGCGAACGGGAATATGCGTTTGAATACGTCGCTGGGAGGGGATGGGGGGAGTATAGCTGCTTCTGCGACCTGTATGGGATCAAGTTAAAAACAGTCTAAATATATATCCAAATGTATGGTAATATAGCAAGAATGCAAAGCACATTACAATTTATAGCAGGTCAATTGAAGAAACCGAGAGAACGATTTGAGACAATATTAGAGCCACTTCAAGCACTTCTTCAAATTGGACTTCTTGCGTATTATCCAATTGGAAGTAAGTTGGCGATTCATAATAATATATTAACCGTTCAAGCGCCTGGTTATACGCAACATGTGCGTCGTTGGTATAATAATGATAAAAAAGAGGACGTGTTTTACTTATATAACGTATTCTCTCGATTCAATAAATTCTATAAGACGGTACTTTCGGGTGGCGGAGGCGAGAATGCGGCATTATTTACCCTTCTAAATGAACTCGCGAAAACAGGGATTAATAATTTGATACGAACTTATAATCAGACTGATAAAATACATATTCTTCACACCCTTCAAATGTATAAAGGGATGCTCGACAATCCAGAGTTGGTTCGTCGTCTAGCAGCAACAGATAAATCAGAAGCGGCAACGATTGGCACCGGTAGCGGTGGCGGAGAAGATGATGAGTTGCCGTGTCAGTTTCCAAAACGGATTGGATCGTCGAGTGCGTCGTCATCACCTCCATTACGCTCATTATCTAATGTAAGTATGAATGTTCCTATGGAAACATTAGTCGATACAAATATCGACCTAATATTTATTAAAATCACCGATTTATATTCACAAGAAGATTACACGATTATTTACCATACACTCGTTAAAATCCAGAATGATCCGCAGTATTACTTGAATTATGTTGAAGGACTGAATAAAATACTCGAACCGGTGAATATTCGCATCAAAAAATGGATTGATGACAATATTGTGTTTTAGCTGGTGGTCCTAACTGATGACCGTCTTTACTCCATCTCCAACTTCACCCAACACTGCTTATACGTAGCATTGCTGAGTTCGCCTTTGATTTTACGAGAAAATTCGGGGAACGCGATTTTGATTTTCGTGTCTTCGCCTGTTTTCACGAAATGATTGAGTTGCTTGTATAACTCGCGGATCGCTGGATAAGAAATATTCATCTGTAATTCGGTGAGTTTATCGATAATAGGACGAACCTGTTCGCGGCGTTGTTCAATAGTGCGTTCGGTTTGAATCGGGATTGTGCCTGCGACTGTGTCTTGTGTGTTTTGCCTTTTCTTCATATTCCGTTTCCAGTGCTTTCCTTTACCATAACGTGTATTGTCAGCGGGTGTATCAGCGTTGGCTGTGGTGGCTTCCGCACTATCATCAGCAAGAGCAGCCGCTTCGATATGAATATCCGTCATATCTTCCGGTATAAGTATTGATTCGGTACGCCAGTTATCTTCGAATGACTTTGGCGCATGAAGCGTTGGTGGCGGTGTCAGCATAGGTAATAACAAAGGCGATGACGAGTTCGCATCACCGGCTACACTAGCATCATCCGTTCCTGTGCATGAAGCACTAACATCCATCGATATATTTGATCCCATTTATTACAATAAGTTACAATATATTTTTATACCTATTTGACAATTTTATTCATAAAATGTTCATTCACAAATGCCTAAAATACCACGTCGAAGTCGTCATTATACATTTTATCGCTTTTCTTGATTCCGACGACTTCATGAAAGGTCTTACTTCTCATAAGCGGAACATTCGTTCGTATTTTCAGGTTCAGATGCGGATTCGTCAATACTTGGACAAGAATCTCTCGGAAATTCGCATACTGACGATTCTGAATCGCATAATACGTGTAAAAATTCATGAAAGAATTCTCTCGAACATGTTCATCTCTTGTGATATCATTCACATCATCGTATAAATGCCGATGATATTTGTTAAGGGCATCTTCACACACAGCAATACCTGTCACATCCGCTAAATTCTCGGATAGCGAGAGATTGCCGTCGATGACAAATCCATCTTTCGCAGAGATTTCTTCATACTGACGGCGTATTGCGGCGATTTTACGTTCATATGTTACGATGTCATCTTTACTCCACCAATTTTTTATCACGCCTTTATGATTGTAGATACGCGAATTCACATGAAGTGCGTGAGAGATTTCATGCCCGAATGTAAAACCAACCGATGCGAGATCGTATTCATACCCGCGTCCAAATTGAACATTCATGCTATGCATATATGCGGTTGGAATATAGATACTGTTCGTGTTCGGCGTATAATACGCATTTACTACAAAGGATTGAACACCAACGAGTTTCATCGTTCCCCAGTTCACGATATCGAGGTCTTCTGATGATAAACGTGATACGCTATTTCCACATGAGAGGTGATGCTTCGCAATATATTCTGTTCGTTGAATGCTGCGTTTGAGTAGATTGCCCCATGCGTCTTTCCGGTCATAATCCAGATGTGTAGGATCGGGTGCCGAGAGATTTGCCTCACCAATACATAATTGTAGTGTATTCAATTTCTTCAAGGCGCCCTTCTTCGTAGTCGCCGACATCCATGTATTGCGCTCGATACGTGCCTTATAACAATCGAGCATCGTGTTTCCAATCTCTCGAACTTTCGAAATCATTTCATCATTTTTATAACGGCGGGTGAATTCATTCGTCATCGTCTTTGGGAACGCATACGCTAATCCAATAATCGGGAAATATTCTCTCGGAAAGTGTGTATCCTTTCCACGAATGAGTGTATCGTTGAAGTCAAGATAAATCTCTCGCCACTTATCATGGAAACAGATGAGCTGGCGTAAATACATGAAGTACCAATAACTCTTCCATGCGTCAGACGCCCATTCCTTTTTGAGAAGGTCCATGATCGAAGATAAATAACCTACTTGACTTACGATGAAATAGGATGGAATGTCCGATGGTGTTGGGTCGTATCCTATCCATTTTGCCATCTCTGGCCAATCCAGCCCGACGAGTGACATCGAGTCTTGCGAGAGAATTCGTGTGGCGCCACGAATATTATTTCTATAATGTGGAAGTTTCAGACGTTCTTTTGTATCGGTGTCGGCGTTGGAGTCGCATCCGTCGCTTCCATTATCATTTTCGCATTCACAGTTGCGGTGTTTTGTGATTTTCGCGGGCGAACACGAGAGATGCGGCGGTTTTTCAGATTTATTTTTCGTATTGTAAATATTCGCATAACTTTCATCGAAACGACAATCCACGTTGTTCATGCATGTGAGTATTTTACACTCGATATCATAAACATCGCTTACCTTAATGTTGTGCGTAGTTTCATAGTCGCGACCCAAACATTTTGTGAAAACATCGTCGATGAAACGTAGAAACGCATTCGTGATTCGTTTTTTGTATATAAGATACTCGATGGTTTTCATTTCGGGGCTATCTCTGTCGTCATTAGAAGTGGAGGAACCGCCATCTTGTCGTTGACGTATTACCTTGTTCGTGCTAACATTCAACCGAACTCCGCGCATTTGTTTTTCGAGAATGCTATCTGCTAAATAAAACCGATAGTCATATAATGAAAGGGACGGCGATCCGATGTGTGCGGAAAGCTTTCCCGGAGTATATTCGTCTGGATATACGTTCCAAACAACTGGAAGCGCCCATTTCACCATCTCATTCTGGTTCATAACACCCAGAAATTTATAAAGATTGTTTTCACATATGAGGCCCTTATATAATTTACAAAAATCTGCGATATGGGCAAGGACAGGTTCAGGATGTAGGTCGCGAAAAGACGCATACATATTTTTCATTTCCCGCGCAACCGCGGTGTCGGAATGTGAACGAGTATAATCATGTATCATCTTGATCGTATTTTTGAACATCTCGTCCTGAATTAATTTAAAATTGTCTAAGGGTCGGATATATTTCAATTCTCTCGGTAACGTCTTTGGGACTTCTCTCAACCATTTCTGATTTGCCCATAAATAGAAGTTATCGGCACGGAGAGCACGGTCTCGTTTGCGTTGGGTTATAGGACGTCGTGTATACGATGACATGTGATTAATCTGACTGTCACGATGACTGTATCTGCGATTGCGGTGGTGTCGGTGTTTTTTTGTATTTGACATATCCAATAGTTATATATTAGTATGTGATACTCCGGTTATATATTGATGAGAATATATATATTAGCATTTCAGATGCGGCCTCTTAACAGCACGGTTATACAAATTACAATCCGGTTTGAATATTTTGCTCTTGATGAAGTAAGGCGCGCCCATCGAATCTCCATGATACTGGCCGGCATTTCCAGCCGCAACACCATATGCTGTCTTGAATGAAGCACCGTTCTTTGTGATGGTTTCGAGCTTCAATCTTTCGAGACGCGTCCCAGCGCTTACCGCACCTTGAACGCCATATTTCGCATTATTTGGCTTGTGAATGACAGTTGTGCGGCATTTGGCACGGTCGGCAGCGTCTGGATAAATTCTCTCAGCATTCCCACAATTCGTTGAATAATAAACTTGTGCGCCTGTTTTAGAATCGCTGGGATTCGCGGGGGTTCCGTCGGGAAGAACATACTGGTTGGCGGTTCCCGACATTTTCGAAAAGGTCTGTTGTTGCTGGTATGTCCGGCATCGCGCTTGAAGATATGACGCGGTATTGGTATGATAAGCGCGACTTACATTTGTATTCCCGCTGCGAATGATGCGTTTCTTTGGGTTGAACGAGAGATTTTTGGTTTCGTAAATGCCGGTGTTGATTTGATATGAACCGGGTTCACCTGGAACGCCTACTTGTTTATATCCAGGATTCTGCACAATTTCATCTGGCATACACTCGCGCAAGAATGGGCGCGGGATATCTTCTACGACGTAGTTTTGTTTCGATGCGACACGGGTGTCACAACCACACGCGGTTCCTCGGAAAATGATCCCACCAGGACGGTCTATGAACCCGATAGTAGGACGCGACTTATTCGTGGAAGATGGCATAAGGCTTTTACGCCAGTGCTTGATGGGTCTCGCGCGAAAACTGGACCGCTTGATCACATTCTTTGTTTGGGGAAATTCGCAGCACTTGGTGTCACGCCCAAAGTCATTCAGGGGGTTACCTTCTGTTGACGGACCGTTCTCCGCAGGTCGTGTATATCCAGGAAATACACTTCGAGTCGTAGATTGCTTCGTGGAACGGATCGCTACCTTCATCGTTCTAAAATTAAGCGGCCATGAAACAAAATTCTTGCTCATTTTATGTATTCGTATATATCAAGTAGATAGTTTAATTTAGATATTATTTTAGATAGTATTTTAAATAGTATGTTCGAATATATTCAATTCTATACCAAAAATCTCTCGAACTTCACAATATTACTCTTGATTGGCGTGGTGATTGCGATATTAGATATTACAATTCGCAACGTCATTCGAGATGTATATCTAAATGTTCGAGAGAATATGCGGGGGAAGGACCGCGAACATGAAGGCATGGAAAATAAAGGCGATGGCGCAGATAGCGGCGTTTGTCCCAAAGATTGTAATGCTGTTGAAGCATTACGGTCCAAACTGACTGGATTAATTGAAAACGCTGCTAAACTTCAAAATGATATTAAACAAAATAATGAAACAATAAAACAACAGCAAAGACTTATCGAAATTATGCAAATGAGTGTTCAAAAATTAGTTGAAAAATCAAAGTAATAAAATAAGAGGAAATAGTAAAGACTTTCGGTTTCGGTATCGAAGATGATATATAATTCATTTATTCATGCGGATGAAAATGCAACAATCGATGTATTTAGGTCAAATGTATTACAATTTGTAAATGATAAGGAAACACACCCGATTGTAAAATACAAAGGATTCATACTTGCGTTTTTACTAGTATTATCCGGTTTATTGATTTTACTGTTGTTTAATCGTGATAAATTACTAGGTCATTCGTTTTGGAAACATTTGTTTGTTCCGGTATCTGTGTTGAAAGATAAATACTTTTCGATGAACAAACGAGGCGGCGGTGGCGGTGGCGGTGGCGACGATGACGATGACGTATTATTTGGTTACGATTACAAATACCGAAATAGTGAATCCGCAATTTTTCGTGAAGCGATTGAAGGTATGGCGACGACCACAACAAAGTCTGGTCAGTTTGTCGGCGCTGATACAGAAAGTGCTGAAAAAAACAAGAAAACACCTTGCGCAAAAGACTGTTCAGAATATGTTGAACTTAAAGGAAAAATAAACGATTTATCGAAATACGTAAATGCGGTGAAAGACCAAACTGACGAAATCAAACAAACGTCGGAAAAAATACAAGAATTAGGAAAACAGATTGAAGATTTGAATAAATCACTTTCACCAGGGGGGCAGGTCAATATACAAATGTAGGCGACGGTGCTTCGCGAATAGTAGGAAACAAATCAATAATTTAATCTAATGAATAGATAGTAGTATATATCACTCTAATTATAATAAAAGATGACATCAAAGTTATCGTCAGTATC